TTTTCCATTTTTGAAGATCTTGCAGCATAGTTACCTGTTTCAACATTATATCTGATTTTGTTATTTCCAGACTTTGTAGAATTAGAAGATGATGCACTTCCAGAAGAACTTACTTTCAAAGAAGCAGCTACTTTATCTGATACAGTCGCACGAGCCATATCAACATCATATGAACTTTCCATTCTCTTATTACGAAGAATCTGAGAACGTTCCGATGGAGAGTATATATCATTATAGCTACGCATTTCTTTTTGTAGCTTTCTTCCTTCGGCTCTTAGTTGCTTTCTTTGCTCTTTTAATACATCAACTGTAGAATCTTTTCCAGATGCTTGTGCTTTAATGATATCTGCTTTATTCTTATTTTGTTTTTCGATATTTGCAAGAGATTCTTTCATTATCGCATCAGCATACTTTTTACGTGCCTGATAATTCTGTTTTTCCGCTCTTTCTCTTTCTTTAGATTCTTCATTAATAGCAGAGATAGAATCCTTCATTTTTTGTTCAGAAGCTTTTTGAGCCGCCTGTTCAGCTTTTTTACGTTCAGATTCTCGTGCTGTATAATATCCACGAGCATCTTTTTTAGCGTCTTTTTTATTTAATCCAGGATATGCTCCCTGTAATGACTCTGCATCTTTTTCTATTTTTTTACGTACTTTTTGTTGTTCTTCTGAGAATCCAAAGAGATCTTTTCCTTTTTTGCTCTTTGAAGCACCTTTAGAAACAGCCTGTGCAAATTGAGCACCTGTACTTTGTGCGCTTTTTTCCATGCCCTTAGAAACGGCTTGAGCTGCTTGTTCACCTGCTTTTTGAGCTTGAGAAGTATTTATCTCAGGTGTTATTTTAAGTTTTTTATCTTTGTATTCATTCAAGAAGCTTTCCATTTGACTTCTAGCTTCTGATAAGTCCAAGTCACCAACTATATGCGCTCTAAAATCACTCAAGTTTATTCCCTCCTTTATTCATATTTTTGTAACAAAAAAGGAGAGAATATAATCTCTCCAAAAATTATATTTTATTATCCAAAATGTGCACTAAAAACAGCATCTATATTTTTTTGTATATCTGCTTCGGTCTTAGCCCAAAATCCTCCTGGGTTAATCAATCCACCTGCTTCTGCAACAGTGAATACTTTGGGAGTAGACCATGTACCTGTGTCGTAATCAAACATCATATCATCATAAATATCAAATGAGTAACTATTTCCTCCACCTACAACACCCGTGGATCTTCCAGAGTTTTCAAGCTGTCCAGTTACTTCATATACTTTCGGTTGAACTTGTCGATAATCACTTGTGTTTTTTACGGCATCCAAATAACACAAAGATTCTGTTTCATTCATTGCACTTTCCAATTCTGCTTGCAAAGCAGCTTCTAACGCACCCCATGAATCAAATGATCCACCCATAATATTTCTCCTTATTTATTTGTATTACGGGAATCCCATAACATTTTATATTTTCTTAATTCTTTGTTTTCGTCTGATAAATTTTTAATTTGCTCATTTTTACCATCAAGAATTTCTTTTGTAGCATTAT